TTCATTGCCTTGCTTATTGAAAACATTTATGGTATCATATCGTCCTGCCAAATAGCTTTTAATTTCTTCGATGGATGCATCAATTGCGATTTCAACAATTGTTTCGTCTTCTTCAACGATATCAATAATTTGATATTCGTAAGCTACCGTTTTTAATTCTTCGATTGTTATGAACATAATTAATAAGTTTTATAGAGAGCGTTTTTTTCGATAGTCTCAAGACTACAATTAAACACTCCTTTTTGACAATATCTTTTAACAATATTACGCTGTTTAATTACGGGTTTACCGCCCATATTTAACACCATATATTTATACCTATTTTGTTTAGCGAGTTTGTTTGCTAAACGAACCTTGCGTTTTAATTTGTAATCAAATAAAAAAGCTTCAATTCCGTGAATAAATGTTTTGATAAATGTTTTCATAGATGTATTTTAAATAATTACCATGATGATTTAGGTGATGTTCTTTTCCCAAAAACAGGTTGAAATGTTTCAAGTCGTTTGTTTTTTTGTAATATAAAAATAGCCCCTTCGTCAGCATCCGGAGCATCGTCGTGAGTACGGGTTCCTTTTTCGAAAGAAAGTGTTTGTTCGAGAGCGCACATCATATCCGGGTCGTTGCGTTGATTTTCGTTGTAGAAGACAAAGCCACGTTCCCATAAAGGTGAAATAGCTTCAATACGTTGAAATTTATCCGGTTTTTTGCGATGATCTGCGCGTATAGGTAGTTGATATCCTCTTAATCGACCTTCGCCGGCAAATTCGTCAAGGATTAAGTCCTGCATAAAATTAGCTTCCATATAGTAATCGCAAATCACGTCGGAGGGGAATCTTTCATGTAGGTCGTAAAACCATCGCACCATTTCAGTAATGGAGCATTGTCGGCAAAATGCGAATAGGCAATGCAGCTCAGTGTTTTTTTGTCCCCATACTTTGATTGCTTTATAGTCGTTTTTTGAGGAGCTTTTGAAGCTTGGGTCGCAATAGGCTATAATTGCATCATATTGCCTCAGGGGAAAAGGGATTTTATATTTTATCCAGTCATTTCTAAATACAGCGCCTTCGGTAATGGGATTGTTCATCATTTCTTTTTGAAATGCTCGATATCCCATAAATGTCGCCATATCTTGAATTTCTTTCATTGACCATTTTTCACTCCAGGAAACATTTCCTTTGTTGTCATACGCATTAATCTGACTTACATAAACCCCTTTCGTATTTGCGATTTTTTGAAGGACGCTGTTTTTAGATATAAGATTACCTACCATAATAAAACGTCCACGACCGCCATCCAAAGCTCCAAAAAGAGCTTCTTTTACCCAGCTTGTTAACCGAGTAACTCTATTTTCATTTTCGCAAAGTTCATCATCATCCAAGTCATCAATTACAATATAGTCCGGTCGAAAAGAACGATATCTTAATCCACGTGGAGATTGCCCACGTCCACGAGCAAAAAAAGCAGTATCGTCTTTAGTTACAAATTCTCCTGTTTGCCAGCTTCCGTTGTTGTATTGTTCCCCGAAATCGGAGATGTATCTTTGATTATACTGTAATTCTGCTTGAATGTCAGCAAGTAGTGTATTCGCGTTGTCTTCGCTTTTGCCGACCAACACCATTAAGTTGATTTGTTTTATTTTTTGACATTTAAGCCACAAAGGGATAAAAATATCAAAATGTGTTGATTTTGCATGACCTCTTGCCCACTTAAAAACTCCCTTAAGATTTTTTGTTGCTTTTACTTTGTTAGCTGCATCAATGTGAAATTTAGCGGAGAAGGTTATTTCTCCGGTGTCTTTGTTGGTAGTATAATGAGGAAAGTAATAATTAACAAAATCAGAATAGTTCTCGCGTAAATGATTTATGCGTTTATTCTTAGCCACTGGCGATTCTGACTTATCGACAGTAGTTTGTCTTTGTACGGTATCGCACCATAATTTCCATTCGTCATAATTACGGGGAATAGCAGGCATTTGTTAAGATTTTTTTGAAATTTGTTCACTTATATAAAGGTCTTGATATTTGTTAATAGCTTTAAGTAATTCGGGTGTTATTTCAGAGTCGAAACTTGAACGATATTGCATCCACTTTCCAAATGCCATAAATACCTCAATAGCGTCAACCACGTTTGCTTTTTTATCGAGTTTTTCGATTGTAGTTGATAGTTTAGAAAGCTTATCACCTAATCCTGATATTAAATCCGGGTCGTCGGATTCATTAACTTGCTCTATCAGCTTATTTATAGTAATTAAAAGCTTATTAACCAATTCAGGTCGAGTAATATTTTCTGCAGCTCTTTTTTCAGCCCAACCTTCTTTATCGACCCAACGGCTCACTGTTTTTTCTGTTACCCCCACCTTATTGGCAATGCTTTTTTGTGTTTCCCCACGCATGAAGTAAAGTCTTGCCAATTCTTTCCTCTCTTTATTTGCCATAACATTTTATTTTAAAACAGCGACAAAAGTAGCTGTAAAGCTACTTTTATTTCATAAAACAACTCAAATTGTATAACAGGTTATCAAATAGGAATAAAAATAATTAAATGTATGATTCGGGTTGTACTTTTGTGGCTGCTTTAGTTGAATTAAAAAATGCGAGAAATGATAAAAAAGTAATTATGGCAAAAACATTTGTGTTGAGTGAGGAAAGTGTAAACAGCTATGGATTTAGAGTCCTAACAGCAGGGATAGACTTGACAAATTTTGAAAAAAATCCGATAATGTTATGGAATCATACTCGTAGTTATTCGGATAAAAACAATGTAATCCTTCCGATAGGTAAATGGGAAAATATACGAGTAGAAGAAGGTGCGTTGAAAGCTGATGCCGTATTTGACATGGAAGATGAGTTTGCAGCATCGATCTCTCGGAAGGTAGATAAGGGGATGATCAATATGTGTTCAATCGGATTTGAAATTACCGAAGAAAGCGATAGCCCGGAACACATACTTCCAGGACAGCGTCGAATGACGGTAACTAAATGTAGATTAAGAGAAGCGAGTATCACCGATATAGGTTCTAATTATAACTCCATATCATTGTACGATAAAGATGGTAAGGTGATAGAATTAACAGCCGGAGGAGATTGCCCCATAGGTATATTGAAGGACAGTTTAATTAAAAACAATAATAACGAAAAATTTGATAACATGAAAATGATTGCATTAAAACTTGGATTGCCAGACACGGCGACCGAGGCACAAATGATTGCAGAAATTGATAAGCTTTTAAAAGTAAAAGAAGAGCTTACTGCAAAAGAAAACACAATTAAAACTTTACAGGAAAATGCAAAAGAAGCAGAAAAAAAATCCATACAAGATATGGTAAATGCTGCAGTTGGCTGCAAAAAATTAACAGCTGATAAAGTTGCCCATTTTGTTTCTCTTGGAGAGACGATAGGGATTGAAAAGCTAAAAGCGACTTTAGATGCTATTACACCTGCTGTAAAGCCAAGTTCTTTTATCGGTGCGTCTTCCGGGTCAGACGGCAAACAAAAAAAATACAGTGAACTCAGCAGCGATGAGCTGATTCATTTGCGAAACAACGACACAAAAGTCTACATTGCCTTATACAAAGAAGAGTTTGGTTTTGAGCCTGTATTGGATTAAGTAAAAAGAAGAATTAAAAGAAGAATTAAAAAAAGTATTTAACAATTCATAAAGAAGAGAAATGAAAAAGTTAGTTTTAATAATGATTGTAGTTTTAGTAAACTGCTTTGCCGGGGCAACCATTGCTCCAATGGTTGATTTAAGTCCGGTAGTTGGAGCCATAGGGCTTAATGGAATTAGTGTTTTGTTTGGAAAATTAACCCCAAGTGGAACATTAGGAGCAGGAGTCTACGCGGAAGCTTGGACGGGGTTTATGACAAAAGCATTCCGAAGCTCTGCGGAGTCTATAGGATGGTATAATAAGATTAAGAGTTTTGATCAGTACGCTGAAAATGATGTTATACACTTTATTAATATAGGTGGAGACCCTACGGTACTTATCAACAACACAACGTATCCACTCGATGTACAAACATTAACAGATACAGATAAGCCAATCGCGCTTGACAAATATCAAACGTTGCCTACGGCAATTACCGACGATGAGTTATATGCTATATCCTATGACAAGATGGCAAGTGTTATAGAACGTCACAGAGATGCTATTAGTGAAAAGATATTTGCCAAAGCCATTCATGCTATTGCACCTGCAGAAAACACGACCGCTACACCGGTGATATTAACGTCAGGAGATGCAGTAGATGCCGGAACGCGTAAGGCTATAACAAGAGCTGATATTATTGCCATGAAAAAGAAATTTGACGTAGCAAAAGTACCTGTTACAGGACGCATGTTAGTTTTATGCAGCGACCATGTAAATGACCTGTTGAATACGGATCAGAAATTTGCAGATCAATATTACAACTATACATCCGGAAAGATAGCTAATATGTATTCCTTTGAGGTATATGAATACGGTGAAAATCCATATTATAACACTTCCACGTTAGATAAAATAGCATGGGCGGCCAGCACATCGGGACATTTGCAAGCATCTGTAGCCTTTTATGCACCTCGAATGATGAGAGCTAACGGAAGCACAAAAACATATTTATCTGAAGCGAAATCCGATCCAACAAACCAGCAAAACTTGGTGAATTTTAGGCATTACAATATTTGCTTACCTCTTAAAAACGAGGCAATAGGGGCTATTG